ATCTCAGAAAACAAAAAATTATATGCAATCAAAGATGAACTATCTAACATTAAACAATATATTGGTGACAATATTGAACCAACTAAATTAGCAGAATTAATTAAAAAAGCAGGATTCAAATTAGTATTTAACGATAAAGATTTAGAAGAAATGGTAAAAATAAAGGAAAAAGATAAAAAATGACACCAAGATTCAGACGTAAAGCATCATTTCTAGGCACATTTGTCATAGTTCATGTAACATCAAGTATAAGTATTTTGTTTATACTGTTAGTAATGGGTATTAACCCAACTCTACTAGTATCTGTACTGGGTGCGCCTCTATGGATAACTGTGTGCATATGTTCTTGGAATTTAACTAAAAAACTCAATAAAAGAAAGTATATATAATGCAAATAACAAAATTAATAATAACTAAAATTGACACACAAGTATCTAGATATGACACTAAAAAAGAAAAATGGGTAGATTTTAAAACACCAAAAGTTAAAAAAGAAATTCTTTATAAAAAAGATGATATTTATGATGCTTTTGAATTAATTAAAGACCTAGAATATTGGCATAATATTGCTGACCATCAAGGAACAGAAATAGAAGTAACATTTAAAATTGCAAAGGATTATTAAAATGACATTTTTATTAGAAGATAAAGTTACAGTAACTTATTTAGACAATACACAATCAAAAAGAACTGAAAATGGTTCTGTAATAGGCAGAACTCTTGAAGATTTCCCTAAATATGACGTACAATTAAACCACAACGGCTATTTGTTAAAAAACATCAAAGAAAAATGGTTAAAACTTATTGTAACATCTTGATATTACTAGGTTTTCTATCATTTAACGTATCAGATAATTGTAAACGAGATTTATGTAACTGAATACGTTTTAATAAATCTTTACGTTCATACCATTCAACACGAATAGATGATAAAAATTCACCAGGTGTTGGCATTTTACAATACGTATGTGTTTCTAATAAATTTAAAACACCACGTTCCCATAAATCATTAGGTATAGGTGATAATATTTTTTGAAATCCTTTTAATAAAAAGCTATCCAAATCCTTACAACCTAACATTTTAGCAGTAAATGATATGCCTCTAGCTATTTTATCAGGCCCAGCACCTATTAATAATTTTAATACAGATTCTTCTGCTTCATCTAAATAATCATCAATAGATTCTCTATTAAGTTCACGAACTGGTATGCATACAGCCTCGTTAATACGTCTACGAACTGTATCTAAAGATGTTATTTGTGTTTCTGTTAATTCATTTGCCATTATGTTTCCCCCAATGTGCAATTAAAACAGACTCAGCGAGTCCATCATGTTTTTTAAGTTTCCAAAAATGTTTGTAATCAGGATATAATTCAGATGCTAATGCTCTAGCTTCTTCTTTATCAGAAGATAAATTAAAGAATTTTTTCCATTCTCTTGCTCTAACATTAATAACACTTTCAAAATATACGTTACTAACACCTAATAAAATACCATAACCTAATCCAGTTTTAAAAGTAGAAGATAAACCTTGATTAGGCATAGCCTGTTGCTTTTCAATAAAACAATAGTCAGCAGTATTTCTAGCAATAAAGATATTACATAAACTAAGAATATCTATATACCTTCTTTTTTTATTGGCTATGACAAGTGTGCTAATAGGCATAGGTAAAACTTCTAAGTGATTATGACCTAGAAATGCTATACCACCAGATAAACCCGGATCTATACCACAAATCATTTATATTTTTTTCTAGGTTTTAAAATTAAATCACAGTCTAATGATTCAGCCCAAGCAAAAGCGTTAAATAAAGTAGGTTTTCTATAACCTATTTCCCATTTAGCCGTTAAACCATCAGCAATACCAATGATTTGATCAACTTGAGGTTGCGATAACTTCAACTTGTAACGTCTTTTACGATATTGCGATATTAATTGTTCGCAAAATTTATTTTCTAATTCCATTGAACCCCCCAGCTCATAAATTATTAATGTCAATTCACATTACTATAGTAACACGTAAATTAAAAAAGCCAATGTATATTTTTATGTTATACTAAAATTAATCTAACCAGGAGGTAGAGAGATGTCAGATTACGATATGGCAGAAATACATGACCAGCTTAAAAAACTAAAACGTGACAGAAAGCCCTTAGATTTAGATGCGGCTGTCAAAAACAATAAAATAATCAAAACCTTAACTGCTGTATGCTTAATGATGGATGATAAAGAACATCAAAAAGGCATATTAAAAATGATTAATCAATTAACGGAGGAGAATATGAGTAATTTAGACCATATTGCTATTGAGCATTGGACACAAAAACAATGATACAGCAAAATCTATCAGAAGAACAAATACAACGCAGAAAACTAGGTATAGGTGGCTCTGATGCTAAAATTATAGCTAATGGCACACAAGAAGATTGGCATAATCTCTGGTTACAAAAAACAGGTCAAGAAGATCCTGTATTTAATGAAAACAGTATGTTTCTTATGGCTTTAGGTAACGCTACAGAACATGTAACATTAAACAGATTAAGTAAAGATTTTAACATTAATGAAACAACATCTAAATTAGACTTAGAACGTGTACATGAAGAATATAAATTTCTTAGATGCAACTTAGATGGCATTGTTCTTTCAACTCAACAACCAATAGAAGTAAAATTTCATAGTGGTAATAAATCTTTTAAAGAATTAACAGAGTTTTATGCACCACAATTACAACATAATATGATGTGTAGTAACGCTGTAAGCATTGTATTTGCTGTAACTTTTGGTCATTATGGAACATTTAAATGGGAATTATTAAAAGCTGATTACGATTGGCAAGGACACTATATAGAAAAAGCTATTAAATTTTGGGATATGGTAGAAAAAAAAGTGCCTCCATATAAAAACTTTAATGAAAATAATATAGGAACTCCAGACCAATCTACTCTTATACAAGTTAATATGACTAATACTAAAAGTGCTAATGCCTGGGCAGAACATGCTTATACATGGCTTGAAAATAAAAAACACGTTAAGAAATTTAAAGATTCTGAATCAGAACTTAAATCTTTAATGCCCAAAGAAGCCAATGTATCTAATGGTAACGGCATACAAATCAAACGTGCCAAAAATAATCGTTTAACAATAACAGAAAGTGAGGATTAATCATGACAATATATGACGCAACAAAAATAAAACAAAATATGTCCATTTGGAACTCCGTTAACAGAACAGACCCAGCCCATACTAAAGCTGTTGGATTTGGTCGTGGCTTTACAGCTATTGACGCTCATTATCAAATTATGAGAGCTACAGAAACTTTTGGTGCTGTTGGTACTGGCTGGGGTTATGAAGTTGTTTATCACATACAAGATAAAATGCTTTTAGCAGAAGTTAGTATATGGCATGGAAATAGAAGTAATACTTTTGGCCCTATATGTTCTATTGCTCCACTTTATAATAAAAAAGACCAGTTAGATGATGATGCTGGTAAAAAAGCTATGACTGATGCTTTGACTAAAGGTTTATCTCATCTAGGATTTAGTGCTGATGTATTCTTAGGTAAATTTGATGACAATAAATACGTACAAGCTGTTACCAGTCAAATACAACAAGAAGAAATAAAATCTATTGAATTACCTAAAAATGTAAAAGATTTTATAGAAAAAGCTAATAAATTAAAAACAGTAGAAGAATTAAAAGCCCATTGGGAAACAAAAGATGTTTTAAAAATGGATGATAAAGTTGCTGTTAAAACCAAAGGAATCATTGCTGAACTACTTAACAAAATTAAAAATGCTTAATGGAGGATTTGTGGCAAACACAAAAAAAACAACATACTATAATAAGAATAGCCAAGCTTGTTAGACCTAAAATATACGTAAGTAATCGTTTAATATGGCTTAATGGTAAATCTATATTAGGAAAAAAAAGAACTGTTGTTTTAGCTGTGTCTAAAAATAATGATGAATTTCACGCAACATTAGTAAATGAAAAAGATGAGAAATTTTATCTATGCGTTCAAACAAATGAGCCAATAGATAATTTAAAAGAAAACCAATATAATGAATTAGTTGTAGGAATATTTGAAAGAATTGTCGATCAACTAGATAATAATATTGGAATACAATTGAAGGCTTAGAAACTGCATCACGCTAGCCTCTAAGCCTTCGCCCAACACGAAGCTCATTCGTGTAACTTTAACTTAACTTA